ACGGGCGAAACGGATGTAGCCCGCCTGCTCCGGATCGTCCTTCTTGTAGTCCCGATAGAGCCGAATCTTGAAGGCCGAGGCGTTGAAGGTGAAGAAGCGGGAGGACCACTTCTGCTTCTTCGGCTTGCCCTTTCGGTCGTACTCTTTCGTCTGCACGATCGGCGGCGCTGCTTCCGTATTGCCGCCGCGCACCATGATGACACGCGACTTCGGATGCTTGCGAACCCAGTTCCAGACATCGTCGGTGTAGGCGTTGCCGTCGATGGCGACACGATCGGCGGTGCGCTTGCGGCCGGCATCGTCGAGCCACTCGCGCTGCAGCAGCCGATCGAGGGCGGCACGAACTTCCGGCTCAGAGATGTGACCGGAATGCTCCTTCGCATCGGCCAGGTGGCTGCCGGCGCGATGGTCGATGACACCGTGGTCGATGACTGCCCGGTACCGATTCCGGCCGTAGCCGACCAGCAGCCATTCGACGCGATCGCCCTGCACGTCCATGCCGAGAACCAGCGCCAGCGCCTCGGCCGGGATGACGCCGCGCTGGAAACCGTGATCCTCGGCGCGATCGCGCAGCACCTCCCAGTCGATCGCCTTGTTGTCCGCCTCGAAGGCGAGCCCGAGCCAGTCGTTCCAGAACGTCTGCTCGGCGCCAGACCCCTTTTCCCGGTTCTCCGGACCCCCGGCCTGGACCGTCAGCCACTCGCGCGCCAGGTTCTCCCAGCGCTCGAAGGGCGAATAGGCCATCCAGATGCGGAAGGACCGATGCCGGCGGCCGCGCTCCGGATACTTGGCAACCCACTTCGCCCCGCTTTCCGGCTTCACCATCCATTCGCGATGGTGCTCGTGGATCTCGCAGCCGCAATGGATGCAGACGAAATGCGCCTGTTCGGGATGCTCAGGATCGATGTGATCCCGCATGTTCTCCCAGCGCAGCTCCTGCAGCTCATGGCAGTGCGGACAGGGAACGTGATAGGTCTCCTGCGTCCCTTCCTGATAGTTCGACGTGATCTTGCAGCCGGGCGAAACCATCGGCGTCGAGATCTTGAAGATCTTGCCGTTGAAGAATGCCTTGCTGCGGCTGTCCGCCTGAACTTCCGGGTCACCCGCCTCGTTCATCTGCCATTTGGCAAGATCGTCCTGGACCTGCTTTCGCGGCGAGATCATCGACAGGCCTGCCGGCGAGTTGGCACCGGCCGCCTGGATGGCGCCGCGCCCGTCAATGCGTTCCTTGTAGAGCACCGAGTTGCTCGCATCGCGGCTGTTCTGCGAGAACAGCTTGGCGATCGCGGGCATCTCGCGCACCAACGGCATCAGCTTCGTCTTCGACCAGCGGGCGGCGTTCTCCTCGGTCGGATGGACATAGAGGAAATCGCCGGGCGCCATGTCCAGCGAGCCGAGCGTGAAGATGTTGGCGCAGATGGTGCCGCCGATCTGCGCCGACTTCGCGAGGCTGACGATGTTGCACGGATCTTCCGGCGACAGCGCCCGCAGGATTTCCGAGAAGAACGGTACCAGGTCCTCGTTGTACGGCCCGGGATGGTCCGTGATTCGCTCGGAGAACACGATGTTCCGCTTGGCCCAGTCGAGATAATCGACTGCCGGCGGCGGCTCGCAAATCTCGGCCAGCACGGTGAGAGCGAGCCGCTCGGGATTGAACAGCACGGTCATTGCTGCTCGTCCTCGACATGCTCGTCCAGCTCGTCGGCCGCGGCGGCAAAGTCGCGCGCCTTTTTCGCCCGATGATCCCGAAACGCCTTCAACAGCACGTGCGTCGCATCATGGGTCGAAACCGAGAACTGCGCGGCAATCGCCTTCGCCATCTCGGGGATACCCTGTTCCATGACCTTGAACGCCTCGGCCACGGCCTTGACCATCTCTCGCCGGGCGTCGTCGGTCAGCATGTACCGGCCGAGCTCGAGCGCTTCCTCGCGCTCCATGCGCGCGGTCGTGATCTTTTGCTGTTTCAGCTTCTCGGCCGCGACCTCGTCAATGAACGGGTCGACGATGACGGTCGGCTTCACAGGCGCCTTCGACTTCTCCGGAACGTCGAACGACAGCTCGGAAGAAACCGACGCCAGCGCCGATCGCGTCGCCGTGCCGTTCGCGCCGAACCGCTGCGACGGATCGAGGGTCTTGCGCAGCTGCTCGACCGCGACCGAAGCGCGGATCTTAGCGTTGCGGCCCTCACCTTCGAGCGCATCACCGAAGATCTTCCGCTCGGCAATGTACTGCGAGATGCGCCCGGCACTGACGCCGACATGAGCCGCAAACGCGCTCTTCGTCATGATGTCAGCTGCAAGGCTCATCTTTAGGGACGCTCGTTTTTTAGCCCGCTTCTTTAGTTTAGGCTCTGACTTTAGGCTTCAAAAAATCGCTCAGACTGGGCAACCTCCGCCGTGCCAAATACCCGCGGGCGGGCGGATGCCAGGAAGGACCCGCGACCCATCGGAGTGCCCTATCGGGCCGTCCGCACCGCCCGCTGGAAGGCGACGGCGAAATGATCGTGGACGTTGGCGACCACGTACCGCTCGACGACTTCACGCAGGCGAAGGCGGACGCGATACGAGACCTGAGGCACAAACAGGATCACGGGATGGACCGCGTTCGTTGCCGGATCGCGCTGGTAAACGCCGGGGTAGAGGTGCGAAGGCTGCTTCGGCACGAAGAACCGCGTGTTCTTGTAGTTCTTGTTCCGCTTGAGCGACGATGATGTGCGGGTACGGGTCGCACCAGCACCACGATAGTCGATCTGCAGGTCGGCCATGACACGGTTCAGAAACCCTTGTGTCATGTTGCTGTATCGGTCGAGGGGCGCACGCTTTGCTGGCACCGCGACCAAGTTCCGCTGCATCAATCCTCGATCGACGAGCTGCCGCTCAAAGGCCTTATGCGTGCGCATGCCACCTTCAATCTGCGGTCCGAGGAATGCCGTTGCAGGCAAGCCGCCCTTCGTTCGGTCACCGGTCACCACAACCGCTGCCCTCAGGTTCTGCCGCGAGGCGCGGTCATAAACGACGCCGCGCTTTGCGTAAGGCGTTGGCCGGTCGAAGACCCGATCCATCTCTTGCTGGACTTCGAGGCGACCACCCTTGGCCGTCTCGTTCAGCGTGAGCATGATGGCATAGGGAAGCTGCTTTCGCTCGATATCCGTCAGGGATCGATTGAATTGCTGGAGATCGACTTTAATCTGAGCGTCGATCATCAGAAGCTCCGAAAAAGCTGTCCATATCCTTTAAACGAAAAAAGGCGACCTCTCGGCCGCCTGTCATCTGCTCATAGCTCTCGCACTGGCCCTGAGTCGATGCCTCATCGAGGCCGTCAGGGCGGGGTCCGACCGGTGTACCGACCCGGAAGCCTTCGCTTCGCTCGCCTCCGGTCGCATTGCCATCGGCTCAAGGGCTCACTGCAGGATCATCGGATCATCCGCGAGGCAAGTTGTAGTCACACATTTGCGAGGATTTCAAGCGGCACGTTGTGAACGGGAACATGCCCCCCAAGGATCATCACCTCCACCTGAGCGTCGAACTTCTCGCCGTCGACAGCGGTAACAACGCCCTCCAGGAGATAGAACGGACCTTCCCGAAAGACTACCCTTTCGCCAAGCTCAAACGGCAGCACCTTCGTCTCATCCGCCGCGTTCGCTTTTTTGCTCAAAGCTTTGATCATCTTCACGGATTTAGCGTCTGCACACCATGGCCTCTCGGCGCCGCCCACGATGCCAATAACGTGCTCGACGCGCCTCAGGCCGTTCAATGCGGCCGGAGAGAGCACCGCATGCACCATGACATAGCCCCGCATAACCGGTCTCTCCTGCCCCTCTATGATGCGCCCTCTCCGCCTAACGTCGGGTGCTTTCTTGGTCGGAACGAGCGCTTCCACACCAGCCTGCTCTAGGATATTTTCCACAACCTTCTCACTTCCCGTCATGGTCTGGAGCACGATCCATGACTTCTTCCCCGGCTGATTCGCCGCTGCCATCGAGAGCATGTTGGCGCGAATCGATCTGAACCCGTCCTTAGCCCAAGCCTTAGCCATCCGCGCGGGATCGATTCTCGGATCGTCGATGATGACGGGAACACCCTGGTAAATCCTACGCTGCATGATCATCGCCCTTGCTCCTGTTAGCGAGATAGTCGGAAATCTGGTTTCGGAAGCGCTCGACTGCCTCAGCGACGAGGAGGTCGAGATCGCCCTCACCTTCGATCGGCGGGAAGTAGGACCAATCAGGCAGCTTGCCTTCTGGGAACGGCCAGCCGCGACGCTGATGTTCTCTCCGCCATGCGGCGAGCTGCTCACCGTCCCGGTGCACCTGCTGAAAGCCCTGCGCCGCTTCCTCAAGCACTAGAGGGCACAGCCAGCCCTGCCGCTCCCGCGCCCGTTCGTGCATGGTGTTGACCGCTGGCCAGCCGCAACGCATGCGTTGTTCTGCCCGCACCCCGTCGAGCGTCGTCTTGCCCTGCCTGATGAGGGATAGCTGGAACTGCGTCGGCGGCGCGATGATGCCGGTCGGCGCCATTAGAAGCTCGGAGATCCGCGCCGCCGACCACAGCTTGCCGAACGGCGCGGCCATCGCGTTGACCGGCTTGGCGGCCTCATCCTGCGCCGGAACATCCTTCCAAAGTTTTTCCTCGAAATACGTGGATGGTGCCGGCGTGTAGGATTTCTTCTGCGCCCTCAGCAGCTGCAGCCAACGGGAGAAGCGCTCAGCCGCTTCCCGGCGCTCGTCAGCCGTCAGTGCATGCCAAGCACGTCGAGCCGGCTCTTTCGGCATTCCGTCGAATTGGGGCCAGTTCTTCACCAACGCCCAGAAGGCGGCATCGATCTTTCGCGGATCTTCCGGCTCCTGCCCCTCTTCCGAAGCCTCGCGCCCGCCCTCTCTCAGATTCTGATAATCAGTATTTACTGAATCTGAGTTATTACTATGTGCCGATTTTACCGGCGACGGTGAAACCGGCGACGGTGATGCCGTCGCCGGCAAATCCGTCTGCGGTAGAATTGCAACACTCGCCGTTTCGCGGCCGTCTCCAGCAGGGGCAAGGGAGCGGGGCTCGTCGAAGATGACGAGCACGGATGAGCCAAATTTGCCATCCTCGCGCTGCTGCTCACGTTCCGCATAGCCAACCTCGACCAGCTCGGCGATCATCTTGCGGGCCTTGTCGCGCCCGCAATTGCCCCTTTTGATGATGTCGCCGATCACAACGGTCCAGTTGTCCGGCTTCGAAAGCAGGTAGCTCAGCAGCCACCGCGCCTCCATCGAGAGGCGGTCATCTTCAAATACGTGGTTAGGTATCGCCGCATAGCGCGCGTTTCGCACCCCACGGCGGATCGTGGCTTCCTGGCTCATTTTCCCTCTTCCGCGCCACCGCGGGCGATGACCTGAATTCCGATGCGGGCGTATTCCAGCGACAAGCGAATTGTGTTCGGCGCAAGCCCGTCCCGGCCGCGCGTGGCGGAAAGCGCTGCGATCTCAGCGGCAAAATAGGCAAGGCCATCGTGAAAGCCGGCAGCAGAAAGCAGCCGGTTGACTGTCACCTGCTCGCGGATCAGCACTGACAGCGGCACGGCGAGCAGCCATCGCGCCCGAGCCGCATGGTCGCTTGCGTCGACAAGTTCTTCGATAATTGGGAGGCTGCTAGTCATCGCCACCTCCGTCGAAGGAGAGGCCAATTTGTTCCGGTTTTGTGTCCTCCCTCTGACCGACGAATAAATCCGGTTGCCGATAAGCGTTCCGGATGCGCTCGCAGGCGATGCTGAAATAGGATTCTTCGCGCTCTATACCGATGAAGCGCCGATCGGCCTTTACACACGCTATTCCTGTAGTCCCTGAGCCCATAAAGGGGTCAAGAACGACTCGCGCATCTGGAAGGTGCGTAAGGCACCATCGCATCAACTCGACCGGCTTCTGCGTCGGGTGAAAGCGCTCTTTTTCTTTCGCTACAAGACCCGAGCCGTTGTAAACGAACTTCTTTGTCGACGTTCCAGGCAAGTTGGTCCAAGCCAATTCACCGTCTGAATAGCTCGGCATCGTCTGCAACTTGTCCCACCAGAGCCACTTGGTCGAAACAGGAAGCAAGTCGCTGAAGTAATTCCCGCCCCAAATGATGCTTTTCTCGGATATAGACAAAATCGCATCGAAAACTTTGGCGGATGATCGCTCCTTATCCCATACCCCATTATAAGAGCGCGGCGTTCTTTTTGCCCCCTTGCCAAAACCATCTAGCCCGCCGCCGCGCGTTCCCTTATCCATGTTGATGCCGTACGGGGGATCTGTGATCACGGCACCGACACCCTCGAGCGTAGGCATCACCTCCATGCAGTCACCGAGATAAAGCTCGCACTGGCCGATGACCTCGACCCGCTTCGCCGTTGGGCAACGTTCCTGCAGAAGCTTGGCGCGCTGCGAGGCAACCCAGACATTGTAGCTTTCGAAGCTATCTTTCCGCGGATCATATTCCTCCGTCATTCCGCCGCCTCCACTTCCACGCGCGCCTCAAACCCCCATGCCGTCCAGCCCGGGCGCGGGCTGCGGCAGAACATTTCGAGCCTCGGCATGGCGGGATAGAGCCGCTCGATCTGCTGGGCGAAGAAATCGGGCTTGGCGCTATGCCGGCCCTTACGCTCGCGATAGACCGTCTCTGGCTGCGAGCCGGGAAGCGGCGAGACCGGATCCCCGCGCCTGCCGATCAGCAGCAGCTCATGCCGGTCGCGACCCCAATAGCCGGTGCCCGCCACTTCCTTGTCCCAGATCCAGTGGTGCACATAGGTGAAGCCCCACGCGGCCATGACGCGCAGAGCGTCGGGCAACATCGGGTTGGTCGCCCAAAGGAAGAGGACTGAATCGGCTTTGGCCGGCGCGCCGATCTCGTCGAAGAGCGCGCAGATCGCATCCGTCGGCATGGTCGGATAATGGTTCTCGGCGCTCTTCTCGCGTCCGGTCTCTTCGGAGCGCACGCCGAATTGCCAGGGAGGATCGGCATAGATGACCGGAAACTTCTGGCCGACCTTGCCGGCTGTAGCCGATCCGGCCTCCGCAACGTGCGCCATATGGGTCAGCCGCACGGCATGACGGATCGCCTGCCGCTTCTGGCGAATTTCCTTGGCGCGCTGGACGATCTGCTTTTCTTCGAGCCGCAGCGCCTCTTCCTGCGCCTCGCGCTCCAGATGGCTAAGCGCCTCGCCGGCGTGAACCGAGATCCGGCCGTCACGAATGGCGTCAGACAGCGCCTCGACGCCGTGGTCGCGGACCCGCTTCGCCGCCTTGACCGCCCGTTCGGAAATCGACAGCCGGCGCCCCGCCTCGCGGGCGTGCAAATTTGCATCCCCGGCGGTGTTCTGGTTGATGCCGCGTTCCCAGTCGACGATCCGCGCTGCCACCATGGCGCGCTGGCTTTCCGTCAGGTGCCGGCGATGCAGGTTGAGCGAGAGCACGAAGCCGAGCGGGTCCTTGCCCTCGTATTCCCTGGTCCAGGCGTCGATCCCGACCAGATGGCAAGCCGCCTCGCGGTTCCGCCCGTCGAGGATCTTGCCGTCGAGCAGCCAAACCGGCTCCTGCTGACCGTTCGCCTCTATATCGTCGGCGAGGCGGCGCAGCTCGTCGTCGGGCAACATGGGGAAAAGGGCAGCCAGCGGATGGTGCGGCAGGCGCGTCAGCGGCGGCAGGTCCGCCGTTGGCGAGGCCTCGATCTCCGGCTCCGGCGCAGGGAGGCGATCAGCGCCCGTTTCCGGCGCGCCAGGTCCGCCTTCGCCCCCCTGCCCGATTGCCGGCGGCGACACGCCGGCCAGCTCGCAAAGCTTTGCCGTCGGATACCAGACCGCCCCATCTTTCTTGTCGCGCGCGAGGAACTGGCGGCTGTTCAGATTGCGGCAAACGGCAGTGTCGGACTCTTTCAGTGCCCGATAGATGCCTTCCCGCAACACTGCCTCGATGATTTCGCGCGCCTTCGGTCCAAGCTTCGGAAGCTGATCGCTCACGGCCTTCTTCCTTCCGA